GGCCCTTAGGGTTTTCCTTGGTTTCTTGTTGGTTGCTTGCCGCGGGTTTCTGCCCGTGGCATTGCGCTTCGCGAGTCCCGGTTCGCCACCGGGTTCGCATCCCTCTCTCTTCGTCAGGTTTGACGTGATGGATCTTCGCAAGGTGAGCATGGCCTCGCCTGTGGGTTCTTCGCCGGCTGTTGCGCAGAGGGTCTTGGGCCTTGCTAAGTCGGGCTTGGGATACCTCTGGCAGAGGGCCAAGGACGAGTCCCTTGTGGCACGCGCGGTTGGCGCTGTGTTCGCGAAGTTGCTCTCTGTTGATAAGGAACAACGGCGAAAGCTGTGGTGTTCTTTCACCTCCTACTTGAAGTGGGCGGCCACTGGTGGCTCGCTCGAGATAAAGTTGGTCAGGTTGATTTTGCTGGCAGTTGTTGTCAGGAAATCGGCCCGTTTTGCTCGCGATTCCGATCGCGTCCAGTATTGCGCTGGGCGCTTTTGGGCGATGTGCACGCGGGTCCCTTTGAACCTCCGACCGGCTGAGGAGGCAGGAGTTATCCAGAATACATCACTGGGTCTCATTTGGTGCGACCCCAACGACAAGAGAACTTACAAGCTCACGCCATCAGTGGTGACTGGAGAACTGGGTTCCATTGGAGTTCCGCAGTACTCATTGGCGCCTCTGGATGCGACCGAGAATTTGTTGGCTGTCCATGGTGGCGTCGACAGAGCCTTCACATGGATAAGTGGGGTGTTCGTCATATGCCATTGTACGGAAGCCGGAGACATGCCGGTGGCTCACGGCTATAGGTCCGGGAACCGCGCGTATTTGTCCCGTCACGTATTGGAGGGTCCGAAGGCAATCCCGCGAACAGAGGGATCTTTGGCCATCCTGAACCCCAAGACTGGAGACAAGAAAGCGCTGAGCCCGGATTTCGTTTACGATTTGCATTGTGGGTCCAAGCATGTCCCTTACTCGGGTTCTGATTTGGCTAGCATTGACTTGCCCGGATTCTTTTGGGCTGTCGTCGGTGTCAAGGCAATTTCGGAGAACGCATTCAGAGCGTCAACTGAGGGCTTCGTTTTCATGACGACCTTCGGCCCCGACGGTGCTATGCGCACGTCGAGGGGAAGTTTGATTCCGCAGACGCGGGAGGACCAGCTCGCGGGTAGGATCGGATACACAATTTCGACCGAGCCCGGTTATTCTGGCTCTCCCGTCTTCCAGCTTGTAAACGGGGCGTGCAAAGTCGTCGCTATCCACATGTGTGGGCAGATTGACGAGCGCCCCGCTAATTTCGGAGTCTGCGTTCCAGATGTCATTCATTTCCGGAGGCAGATTGGAGCTACTTTGGCTACCGAACTCTTGTGCGAGTCGAAGGAGAAGAGTCCCGCCCAGTACAACCGGTGGGACGACCCGGCTTATCTCAACAGCATCTTTCATGGCCAACGGTCTGACGATGAGGACGACTATGGCATGGATGAAGAGAAAGCCCGACTGGCTGAGCAGGCCGAGCGAGAGCAAGACGAACGCGAGGCTCTGCACCAGCACGAGAGGGAGATCGCCGCGCGAGGTGACGACTACGCGGACTTTCACGGCCGCGATGCCGGTCGCCGAGCTAGGCGGGCCAAGTATGATGATGAGGAAGATCTTTCCGAGTCTCAGGTCCAGTGCGTTCCGGTCCACGTGAATAAGTGGTTGCCGGACACCCCTGATCGTAAGTCTGAGGGTGCTTCCATCACGGAAGAGCAGATCAAGAAGCAGCTGGCGGCGAAAGCCCCGGATCCTGACGTCGTGTCGACTTGGGACCCGAAAGAGCTCTTGGCGTCCGCTCCTTTCGCCCGGTTCCGCGAATATCTCGCGGCTGGTGCGATCGAGTGGGATCCCAAGGAGACTGTCATTTCTCGCGATTGCAACGGTGAGCCCGTTCTCATGAGGGTTGGCAAATCTGAGGCAAGGAGCTCTGGCAAGTCGTCTCCCGCCAAGACTCTCAGGCAGCAGTTCAAGGATGCATGCGAGAAGTTCGGCGTTAAGATGCAGGACTACATTATTCCGCGTGATAATCCTGAGGCTGTCTTAGAGAGCTTGAAGGGCCAGCTGACCACGCATTGCGCGCGCGACCTGAAGGACACTCCCCAGGTACGTGAGGCTTTCGAGAAGGTTGTCTCGAGTTACGAGCCGTGCGACGAGCCTTATATTACTGGCGGCGGTATCCATTATGGCGTTGACGCCATCCTCGACTCCCTGGAGGGCGACAAGTCGGCCGGTTGGGCAGACCAATATCGCGCCGGGAAGAAGGAGGTATGGAAAACGCCCGAGGGCCGTGCTATTGCCAGTTATTTGGTTCGTTGCCGCATTTTGCTT